TGGAGATAATATGGAGCAAGAGAAATTGAATCTGCAGAAAGATAAGCAGAGACAGGATGCCGAACTCAAGCGCAAACAGATAGAAGAAACTATTAGACAGAACAAAGCTGCTGAGAGGCAGAAAGAGAAGGAAATTAGTATAAAGCGCAAGCAAGCGAATAAACAACCAGTTAAAAGTAATTAATTATGGCAGAAAAAGAAAGTGCTCCGTCATTGGGTGGATTTGATGCCTTGTCCAATATGTTGACAGGCGTGACCCCAGGAGAAACGGGAGGAACAGAACATATAAATGAGCCAGCTTTGGTTGATCCAGAGGAAGTTAAAAAAGCTTTCAAAGAGAAGGCTAAAGCCCCTGTTGAAGATCCAGAAGAAGGCACGCCAAATCCAGTTGATCCAGAGGTAGATCCGGACCCAGATCCTGATCCTGACCCAACTGAAGGAGAGCCCGATTTGAAAGAATATGAAGAAGACATAACAGATTTGAAAGAATATGAAGAAGACATAACAGCTTTTATGAATCAGAAATTAGCTGATGAGTTAGGTTGGGATATGTCTGCTGAAGACTCTCCTAAGAATGTAGAGGAGCTTGTAGATTTTATGAAAGAACTAGTCCAGGAGGCCTCTGTTCCACAATATGCAAATGAAGAAGTACAGAAGTACGACGAGTATGTTAAGAACGGTGGTAGCCTGAGGGATTTCTATACGAGTTTTGTAGAAAATAAGATAGATCCAGAGTCCATAAACATTGAGAATGAGTATGATCAGAAACGTGCAATACGTGAAAATTATATCAATCAGGGTTACAGTGAGGATAGGGTTAGTAGGATGATTAAAAGGTACGAGGAAGCAGGGGTTCTCGAAGATGAGGCCTCAGATGCACTAGAGTTGTTAAAAGAGTATAACGAGAAAACAGAGAAAGCGCTATTAGACGAACAGAAAAATAGAGCGGAGACTGCAAAACTGGAGCAACAAAAGTTCATAGATACCGTACAAGAAAGTGTAAAAACATTGGATAATGTCCGTGGAGTAAAGATTTCTCAGAAAGATAAAGATGAACTCCTCGAATATATCTTAGTACCAGACAAGAGTGGAATGACACAATATCAAAGAGAGTATCTCAAAGATGTTAAGAATCTTCTGGAGTCTGCGTATTTTACTAAAAAGGGTGACGTCTTGATTAACAACGTTAAGAAAAAAGGCGAATCCGATGCTGTAAAAAACTTACATGAGAAGTTGAAGGCCAATAAAGGCAATAAGGCCAGTAAAGGCGGAAATGCAGGAGATGGTTCAGGTTCCTCAGGGTTAGGTTTATTAGGCAGTATGTTACAAGGAAGTTAAATTTAAATTAATTTAGAGTATGGAAAACAATGTGTTAAATGATCTAGTTCTTTATAGAACGAGATATTTTTCAGATTTGGTTGATGAGAACATGTTGACCAACGCTCTAGTAACTCAACCCCATAGAGTATCCCCAGTTATATCTTATATCTTTGGATACTTTAACCAAGGTAATGTAATCGACTACATTACTAACGGTCTTGGAAATACAGTTACTACTGAGCATAGGCAATATGAGTGGGATGTCATGATTGAACATGATAAGCCTATTACAATTCTCGACGCCAAATGGCAAGGTGCCGCCATCACTACCACTACATCTTCTACAGATGTACCTGGTCTTGGTCAGTCACCGATCCAACTCTGGCTTCCTGAGAAGTGGTTTGGACCTGGTTCAATTCTATTGTTTGATGATAAAGATTTTCAAGCAAGAGTTACCAGCGAACCCTATCAGGATGGGACTTCGTTTGTATACACTGTAGTAGTTGCTGACGGGAAAGCTGAGTCTTATATTGACCCAACTCTCTTGGCGGCTGGAAAACAAGTTAGTAGACTAGCTTCTGCTTACGAAGAGTATAGTGAAGAAGCAGATATCTTCAACTATGCGACTCCTTTCAAGTTAAGGAATCACCTCACTACTATTCGTGCATCTTACGATATCACTGGAGATGCTTATTCTTCAGTCATGGTTGTATCACTAAGAGATCCGATTACCAAGAAGCAAACCAACTACTGGTCAGATTACCAGGAGTGGGTAGCAATGCGTCAATGGTATGAAAGAGTAGATAACATGAGTGTATACTCTAGGTATAATGCAACTGCCAAAGGTGTTGTAAATCTAAAAGGTTCTAACGGACGTCCAGTCTATATTGGTGCCGGTCTGCTTCAGCAAATCGCTCCAGCTAATGTCAAGTATTATACTACTTTGACTTTAGAGACTTTGGACACTTTCCTTTCTGACCTTGCTTACAATATCATGGGCATGGGCGAACGTAAATTCATGGCACTTACGGGTGAAATGGGTATGCGGGAACTCGACAGAGTACTTAGAGCTAAGGCAACAGCCTATAGTTTGATCGATACTACGTTTGTTAGTGGATCTGGACAAAACCTAACACTAGGTGGACAGTTCACAACTTACAAAGGATTGAACGGTATAGAGCTTACCCTTAAGCACTTCCCATTTTACGACAATGTTGTACAAAATAGAAAATTACATCCTGTCACAGGCAAACCGCTTGAGTCATATAGGATGACATTCCTAGATATTAGTACGAGAGACGGTCAACCAAATATCCGTAAAGTAGTTCGTAAAGACCGCGAATTAGTTATGTGGTATACCGGTGGATCTGTTGCTCCTGGAGCTGGCCATGCCAAGTCCAAGAGTACTCTTAGATCTAACGCTAAGGATGGTTATTCAGTACACTTCCTCACTGAACAAGGTATTATGATCGCTGATCCTACTACCTGTGGTGAACTTAAGTGTGACGCTGAGTAAAGTTATTGGCTTATTAGGGGAGGGCCTAAACTCCCCTTTTTTTATTATAACCGTTAAAAGCGAGGAATTATGAAAGTTACGTTACGACCATTAGCAAAGGATGCTTGGTCAGGAGTAGTTAAGTACAAAAATTGTTACGAAGACATTTCAACTTATTTCACTAGGTCCGGTACAAATTACACAGGTTTGACAGAAGATACTGCTGAACGTTTGGGTAAGAAGTTAGGACTTGATTTATCACAAGGTTCTGAGTTCTGGAACAGTTTTTATATTCGTACCTCTGGTAAGGATATAATCTTAGATCTAGAAGAGCCAATGGATGAGTTGAGGTATTTATTTTGCAAGAATCATAAGCGAGTTAAGACCTCTATGTTTGAACATAAGGCCACAGCTAACTTTGTACTTGTTAATAAGGAAGAGGAATCTAAGAGAACTAATCTTCATAACAGAGTTAAAAGACAAGCTTCTAGTGAATTCGATAAGATGTCATCCGAAGAAAGGATGAAAGCACTAAGACTATTTGGCAAATCTTCAGAAAATGTCAGTTTAGAAGTGATTGAAAATACCTTATATAATTTAGTAGAGGGAGATCCACAAGGCTTCTTAGACAAGTGGGTTAACAACAAGAGTAGAGAGACTCAGTATATACTTGAAAGAGCCGTCTCTATGAATATCATAAGGAAGAACAAACGTATATATAGTTACGGTTCTGATGTAATTGGGCACGGAGTAGAAGATGTTATCAATTATTTGAATGATCCCAAAAATCAGGATGTTAAAGTAGCTGTTATGCAAGCGATCGAAGGCAAAGGGCCATTAGATCTAACTCCTATAAATAAACCCTCTCCAGTCATAAAGGCTGATAGCAAGGGTAAACATGACATATCTTTAACTCCAGTAAGTGAAGTTAAGGATGCTATTAAAAACGATTAAGCGAAATGACTATATCTGAAATGCATACCGCAATTAAGCAACATTTAGATAAGACTTCGGCCTTAGAGCTACCGGTCTTTGAACCAGTCGAAATAGACTTCTGGTTGAATGATGCTATTCGTAAGTTTGTAAAGACTAGGTATAGTGGCATGAATACTAAACGCGAATCGTTTGAAGAAACACAGAAGAGGACAGATGATTTAAGAACTCTAATAAAGAACTTTACTGAAACGCATACGGGCTTGGGATCTTTTCCAAATAGCTCTTATTACTATTTACCAGTAGAGGGTAGTTCCTATGGCAGTGAAGATTATTGGTTTGCTCTGCAAGAAGAAGCTACTATATCAGTGGGTGGAACTGAAACTAGAGTAGGAATTACAGAATGTACTTTAGATGAGTATAAACAAAAATTAGATGATCCTTTTTCTGAACACAAATTACATTATGGAACTGCCAAACCTCTCAGAATATTTATGGGGGTACAAGTTAATTTGATATATGATACTGGTTATACCGTAACTGACTATCATTTGACGTACCTAAGAAAACCCGCTACTGTAAAAGTTACAGCTACAGCGGTCAATTGTGATTTACCAGAGCACACACACGATGAAGTTGTTAAAATGGCTGCAAGTATGATGTTAGAAAACATCGAGCAACCGAGATATCAATCTCATATGAACGAGGTGAATACAATGGAATAATAATTAATACAAATAACAATAAATTATGTTAAACAGAGTTACGAATGTATTAATCGGTAAGGATATTGGCCGGGACCCACAAGTTATAGCTGGGGCACAACTGGACACCATCCTAAAGAGCACAGGTCTCGCCGATGGTGAAGTTGTAGTTCTCGATAAAGATAAGACAGTTTTAGCTGCTGGGGCAACCATTGCAGACTCTGACACTATTTTCATCGTTCAAGCTACTTCTGACACATTTAATTACTCCGACAACGCTGGTACTGCCTTTACAGGTAGTCATCGTATTAGGATGTCCGGTCCTATTGTTGGAGCGAAAGTAAAAGGGTTTAAAGGATTAGCTTATGCAGCTAAAGCCGAACAAACCTGTACTATAGACTTTACAGGTCTTACACCAGTTTCTGGAACTGAATATGTCATCAGAATTGTATATAAAGACATGAATGAGCATCCTGCTAGATACTCACAGACTTATAGATATATCTCAACTACTGCGACGTTGTCCACATGGCTGACTGCTCTTGTAGCTAAGATTAATTCTCACTCCGGAAGGCGTGTAGAGGCTACTGAGGCTAGCAACACAGATCTTATTTTGACAGGCAAGCCAATTCCGGAATGTACTACAGGTCTTACTGACTTGGATCGTTTCCGTTTGGTTGACTTTGACGTCTTTGCAAACTATGTAAACACTGCTGGAAATTGGACAGTTATTCCGTCTACTTCTACAGCTAAGGTTTATACTGGTGCCACAGCAGGTAATGGTAATTGGGAGCAAATTAGG